ATAAAACCTATAGTGGAACATTAATTAGAGAAACAAAAACGCATAAATATGTCCGGACAGAGAATGGAAAGACTAAAGTAATTAAGAAAAAATAACGCACGAATAACGCACAAAAAATGCACATTATGGCTAAAGAGGATATTGTAAAACATCAATTTGAAAAAGGTAATAAGATAGGAAAAGGCAGACCAAAAAACTCTTTGAATATTAAAAAAGCCATTTTAAAAATACTTGCATTAGAAGAAAATACTGTCAATCCAATTACTAAAAAAGATGTAAGATTAAATCAATTACAAATCATAATCTTGGCGCATGTAAAAAAATCCAGGCTTGGAGATGTAAGATCAACCGAATGGCTTACAGAAAACGGATTTGGTAAGCTTACCGAAAGGTTAGAAGTAAATCAGACAGGAGAAAATGAAGGCAGCTTAAAAGATTTTATTCATGCAATTAGAATCAGGAGTAAAAATTGATGATAAGTATTTACTTCCTTTTGAAAATGATAGTAGATATTTTATAGTGACAGGAGGCAGGGGAAGCTCTAAGTCTTTTTCTGTTAGTATGGTTTTACTAATGATTTTAGAAATTCCCCGGCACACTATACTATTTACTAGATATACTTTACGATCTGCATCCATATCAATTATACCAGAATTTAAAGAAAAAATACAGCTGTTAGATAAAGAAGATTTATATCACATAACAAGAGATGAAATAATTCATAAAGGTACAGGGAGCAAAATAATTTTTAGGGGTTTAAAAACTTCTAGTGGTGATCAAACAGCAAATCTTAAATCACTCACAGGAATTACTACCTGGGTGATGGATGAAGCTGAAGAGCTACAGGATGAAAATATCTTTGACAAGATAGATTTATCTGTAAGGCAGAAAGGAATCCAAAACCGCGTTATAATGATCTTAAATCCAACAACAAAGGAACATTGGGTATATACTAGGTTTTTTGAAGGTAAGGGCGTAGAGGGTGGTTTAAATGCCTCAAAAGGCGATACTACATATATACATACAACTTATAAAGATAATATTGAAAATCTTTCTGAAAGTTTTTTAGAACGTATTGAAGACATGAAAATGCGGAGACCAGAAAGATTTAAGCATCAAATCTTAGGCGGATGGCAGGCAAAGGCTGAAGGTGTAATATTTGAAAATTGGAAGCTTGGAGAGTTTAAAGAAGTAGATAAAATTGTTGCAGGCGCAGATTTTGGATTTTCTAGTGATCCATCAACGTTAATTTTAACAAGCATAGATTCAGATAATAAGATAATTTACTTAAAAGAATGTTTCTATTTAAAAGGGTTAACAACCTCTCAGCTATCGACATTATATCAAAAGCATGCCGGGGATAATCTAATAATAGCAGATTGCGCTTCTCCTCGGCTTATACATGAATTATCACTTAAATCAAATGTAAAGCCAAGTATAAAAGGGCAGGGTTCGGTTATTTATGGAATTAGTCTGATGCTTGATTATGATTTAATTGTAGATCCTAGTAGTGAAAATTTAATAAAAGAATTAAATAACTATAAATGGCTTGAAAAAAAGTCACAAACTCCGGTTTCGAATTTCGATCATCTTATCGATGCTGCTAGATATAGCATCGGTTATCAATTAAAAAATCCAAGAAGTGGAGAGTATAATATAATATGAATTTAAAGATGATAAAATACTATAGAGATTGCTTAAAGCATGCTGAAAATCCTAATCATATAAATTACTTAAAAAACATGCTAGAGTATTTTGAAGGATCTATAGAGAAGCCAGTAATTATCTATGGAAGAGTTGCGGAAAAACCTAGACCATAAAAAGTTTTATGAATTGTATATATATAAGAGATGTTTAAGCAGAAAATAATAGTGCCCAATAACCTAAAAGAAATAACATTAGGTCAGTATCAAAGATTTGCAAAAATTAATGATAGCGAACAAGATGCAGATTTTTATGAAAAAAAAATGATTGAAATTTTTTGCTCTATTAATCTTGAGGATGTAAATAAAATAGAATACAAATCGATTAAAAAAGTAATAGGAATACTAAACAAAATGTTTGATGCAAAGCCTGAGTTAATTCATAGCTTTCAAATTGATAATATAAAATTTGGTTTTCATCCTAAGCTTGATGCTATGAGCTTTGGAGAGTTTGTTGATTTAGATACTTCTTTGACAGATTGGAAAACGATGCATGAAGCTATGAATGTTTTATATAGACCGATAACCAAAAATTTATTTGGCAGTTATGAAATTGAAGATTACATGCCTGATGTAAATTATAATATGAAAGAAATGCCCTTAGAGGCTGCCTTATCTGCTATTTTTTTTTTGATCGATTTAGAAAAGGAATTAATGAAGCTTACCCGCAATTATTCTCAGCAAGCCCTGAAGCAATGGATGGAAGTGCAGAACAAGGATTCGCAGAGCAGTATGGATGGTATTCGGCTGTATGGACTATTGCAAGAGGAAATTTAATTGATTTTGATAAAGTAACAAAAATTGATATTCATAGCTGTTTTACTTTTTTAAGTTTTGAAAAGCAAAAAATGGATTTAGAAAACAAAATGATTAAAAATGCCCAAAAAAAATGAGTTAATAGAGTCTCTTTATAGTAGAGGCTTTTTAAATGATGATGAAGAAATAATATTGAGCGATGGATTCGAAGAAGCTTTCATAGGATCAAAAGCAGTAGGAGATAAAATAGCGTATTATGATTTTTTTAAAGCGTTGGCTATAGTAGTTGAACAAACTCCAGAGCTAGATTTTAATCAGTGCTATGAATGGTTAGAAGATTTTGCTAATTCTAAGGTTGAAAATGCGGAGTATTTAACACCGGTGTTTATAAAAACATATAAAGAAGAATGAAATACTATTTTAAAATAATTGATGATATAAAAACAGCTATTGAAGTAGAGCCTTTTATAACAACAGTAACACAAGGAGATATTACAGATGTGGATTTAAATAAAAAAGTATTGTTTCCTCTTTGCCATATTATGGTTCAAAATGCTGAAGTACAAGAAAATATTATCTCTTTAAATATTAGCCTTTTATTAATGGATATAGAAGATTTTTCTAAAGAAAATGAATCTCATGATATAAGAGGTAACAATAATGAATTAGATGTCTTAAATACTCAATTAGCTGTAGCTGCTAGATTACATGCATTAATCAGAAAAAATTCAAGTTGGAAAGATAGCTATCAGCTTGACAGTAATTTTAGTTGCGAGCCATTTAAAGAAAGATTTGAAAATAATTTAGCTGGGTGGTCTGTAGATTTTACAATAACGTTTCAAAATGATATGACTTATTGTTAATGAAAAAATTCGAGCCTAATAATTTAAAACAGACTAAAGAAGCATTAAATCAATTTGCTAAAGCTGTAGTTTTTCAATCCAAAAAAAATCTAGGTAAAAAAGAGATAACGGGAAAACTTGCAAAGTCTTTAACTTTTAACGAAAGCATAGTTGGGAAAAACAGCTTTCAGCTAGATTTTTTAATGGAGCTATATGGTTTGTTTCAAGACAAAGGAGTTTTTGGAGCAAAATCTAAATATAGTGGCATCCAAAAAGGTCATAAAGGAGCATTTTATAAATATAAAAAACCGGCTAAAGGTAATAGACCCCCCGCAGATTCTATATTAGAATGGGTACAAAGTAAACGTTTTCAGTTTCAAGAGCCTCGAACATTAAAGCGGGCTAATAATAAAACAGCACCAAATCCAAAAGCGGGTCAATTTATGTCTTACAAAAGCATGAGTTTTATAATTGCAAATAGTATTTGGAGCAAAGGAATAAAGCCGAGTTTATTTTTTACTAGTGCATTTGAAAAAGAATTTAAAAATTTAAATAAAGATTTAGTTGATAGGTTTGGGCTTGATGCTCAAAGCTTTGTTATATCTGTTTTACAAAATCAATTTAAAGAAGATGTTAAATGAGTACTAAAATAAATGTTAGAAGCCCTTTTTATTTAAACCTAACAGCACCAACACCGCCAAGTCCTTTGTTTACCTGTGAGCTTGCTAATATTAAAAATTTAACGATTGATCAACAGGGACAAATAAGCTCGCCAAATTTAGATTTTGGTTTGGTATTGTCAATCACTTCAGCGGATGCCGACTTTAGCAATGATCAATTTGCAACAGAGACAGTCGATACTTCAAGAACGTTAGTAGTAAAAATTGCAATCCCTTCTGGTTTTTCTAACACTTCAGATGGATTTATTGATTGCAGTAAAGTTGTAATACAACCTGCATTAGTTACAGGGGGAGCAACGCCAACTTGTACAGGTGGACCAACTGTAAACGGTTCAATTGCTGCGCAAACAATTAACAGCGGAGGTGTAAGTGTGACTATTGACTTGAGTGCAAAATTCAATGCAGGCTCTTCAGCTATTGCAGGATATAATATTTACAATCCTAATCAATCGCTAGTGAGCGCAGCTGTAAACGGAAATAATTTAGTAATAACGTCAAACAATATAGGAGGCACTACCAATATAAAAGTATCCGCATTTGATAATGACAGCAATACTTGTACAGCAACACAAAGCGTTGGTGTGACCGTAAATGTGTCCGCTGCTTTTGATTGTGCAGCCGCAGCCTTGACAGGAGGATCAATAGCGCAAGACGGTACAATTGTGAAACCAGACTCAGTCGCAACAGTTGGCAATATTAAAGCATCAAGCGGAGGTGCAACTATAACTTCATATCCTGCAAATGGAACAGGGAGCAATAGATCAG